CCCCAGCCGCTCGGCCACCCACGAGCGCAGGCGCGGCGAGCGCACGGTCGGCACCTCGCCGTGTGTGATCTCTGCGACCCTGGCCTGCAACTCGGCAACCTCCTGATCGGAGTACGCCTGCGCAGCAGCAGCGAGGTCCACGTCCACCCGCACGCCTCGGTCGTTGATCCGCTCGTTGACGTGATAGTCGGCCAGTTCCTGCTGCGACAGCGGGCGCATCGCCTTGCTGATCGCCCGCATAGCGCGCACGTCCTGGGCGCAGTACGCGAACAAGTCCAGCAGATCCTGCTCGGAGTGTTTAAACGGCGGACAGCAGCACTTACGCACTAGCGCCTTGCCGCGATGATCCTTGCGCATGTCCGCTGACGCGAACCGCCCCACGTCCTCCAGCGAGCCGGGAGCGCAGTTCGCACGGGCCTGTGCGGCGGTGCAGACGAACTGCTCGAGGTCGATGGGGATGTGCAGCACATGCCAAAAGATGAGCCGCTCGAACGCGGCGTTATGCGCGTACACCTGAGCGCCGGAGAGCACGGCGTCGGACACAACTTTTGGAAATTCTTGGTCAGGCACCCAAATTTCCACTTCGCCGTCGTCGAGCGCCCACGCCATGCACAGCACCCGCGTGCTGGGATCGCGGGCGTAGGTGTAGACGCCGTGGCGCGGCAGGTCGCACTCACTTTTTGTTTCCGTGTCCAACCAAAGTGTCGTCATAAGCGAAAACGGGGGCTTGCGCCCCCGCCCTCCAGCTAGGTGATGGTTAGCCGACCCGACGACGACGCGCCGGGGCTTCCGCAGCGGGCGCCTCGCCTTCCGGCTCGGGTTCCGCCTCGGTCTCACCGGTCATGCTGCGCCAGCTAACGACCTCAAACACGGGCACATAAACTAACCCGTATTCTTTATGGGTGTAGCTGTCGGTACCCAATTCCACCACCGCTACCGGCTTGGACTGATCCTTCGTGATCGCCTCAGCGATCTTGACGGCCAGCGCCTGCACCGCTTTTTTCCCGCCGATGGAATTGGTCATGAAACGCGCTTCCATGCCCTCGTCCTCGCCGGTCAGGCACTTCAGACAGAAACCGACTTGCAGTTCCCATCCTTTCTTCGCGGCCGCAGGCGGCTCACCCTGTTCCGGCAGCGGCTGAGTCATGGGCACCATCTTTTCACCCAGCATCTCGCCCTTGCCCCACGCAATCCACCCGTGCGTAAAACTGAACGGGTTAACTGCCCACTGGGCGCCATCTTCGACTTCAGTGTGATCGCCGCCAAAAGTCCAATGGCCTGTTTTGTCCATCTTCAATAGCACCATCGCTGACGGGCCGACATCAATCTGCATGGCCCGCAGTGCGGTGGACAGCGTTTGAACTGCGGGGAGGTTGGCGCCTTGGAATGCAATCATTTCGCTCATTGCTGTTTGCTCCTTGCTTTTTAGACTACTTTAGACAGGGCAGCGATGAGTTGCCGCCCGACGTGCAGCACAGCGGGGCGCGGATCGCTGTCCGGCACCACCGTGCTACCAGAAGAAATTGCCACGACCAGATCGTCGGGCAACTTCTCGCTGCGCTGCTTGAGCATCTTCTCGACCGCCGACGGCGACATGAGACTGCGCTCAATGAACTCCTCGCCCAGCACCTCGCGGGCGCGGGCCTCGTCAATCCACTTCCGCGTGGCCCGCTTGGCGACCAGCTTGAACCCCGGCACGGGCAAATCAGCTTCCAGTCTAGCCTGCGCCAGTTCCTTTGCGGCGTCAATGAAACTCTCCAGCCGCTGCGCGAGCGACAGCGCCCGCGCGAGCGCCTGCTCGTCCAGCGACTCCAGTTGCAGGCGCGTCAGCCGCTCGACCTCGCCGGTCATCTGCGGACAGAAGCCCCGCGCCGGGCACCAGCGGCAATGGTCGCCCGTGCGCAGCGGGGCGTTGGGCTGACGGGCCAGCCCGACGGCGCGGATAAGGTCATGCTCAAACGCATCGACCCGCGCCCAGGTCGTCTCCCAGACCCGCGTCTCGTATGGCTGGACGATCACCAGCACGACGCGGTCGGTGTCCACGAACGCCCAATCGAGCGCCCGTGTGTGCCGGAGAGCGGCGGCGTAGAACAGAAGTTGCTCGTTGTCCTGCGCCTCAACGACGTTCGCCCCGAACTTCCAATCGACCACATACGTCACGTCGCCCAGCCGCCCGACGACGTCCGCCGTGCCGAAGATGCTGGTGTCCCAGCTAAACGCCAGCCGCTGCTCGGTCTCCCAGCGCCCCTCGTAGTCCGGGTCGATCTGGTCGAGCGCCTCCATGCAGTACTCCACCTTCTCCTGCTGTTCGGCGGTCAGCCCGAGCGTCGCCATCAGCGACCCCTTGAGGCCGCGCTCAACGGCGCCATGCAGCTGGCTGCCCTCCAGGGCAAATACAGACTCCACCTGCGGCGGTGCGCGGCGGACCAGCTCCGCGCTGCCGGGGCAGTTGATGAGCCGCTTGGCGGTCGAGCCGCCTACCAGATTAGAGTGCATCGCTGTCGTCCTTCTGCTTGCCGACGGTCACGACCACCTTGCGGAGAAACCCATACGCGCAATCAAACTCGACCGCGCTTGGGCTGCTGTTGATGAGATGGGCGACGTAATCTTTCACAATCACGCCGACCTCTGCTTCAGTGAACTCGATTTTCATGGCTTGCTCCTTGTTGGGGTTGCGGAGCCATCCTACGCCAACATGTCGGGGTTGTGCAACACTTTTTTAAGCAGTAACATAGGAAACATGGAAAAAGAAATCGAAGCGTACCTGGTGCGCAGAGTGAAGGAGCGCGGCGGCGTGGCGTACAAGTTTACGTCGCCCGCGCATCGAGGCGTGGCCGACCGCGTCGTGTGCCTGCCGGGGCAGACGTGGTTCGTCGAGGTCAAGGCGCCTGGAGGTCGGCTGACGGCGCTACAGACCCTGTTTGGCCGCGAGATGGATCGGCTGGGCCAACACTATACAGTCTTGTGGAGCAAGGAGGATGTGGACCAATGGCTAGAGTCCTTGTAGCGTGCGAATACAGTGGCGCGGTGCGAGATGCGTTTATCCGCGCGGGGCACGACGCTATGTCGTGCGATCTGCTGCCGTCCGAGTCGCCGGGGGCGCACTACCAAGGCGACGTGCGCGACGTGCTGGAGGATGGTTGGGATCTGATGGTGGCGCACCCGCCGTGTACTCATCTCGCCGTCAGCGGCGCCCGATGGTTCAAAGACAAACTGATTGAGCAGGAAGAGGCGCTGCACTTCGTGCGCGCGCTGCTGAACGCGCCCATACCGCGCATCGCGCTGGAGAACCCGGTCAGCGTCATCAGCAGCCGCATCCGCAAGCCAGACCAGATCATCCAACCGTGGCAGTTTGGGCACGAGGCGAAAAAAACCACATGTCTTTGGCTCAAAGAGCTGCCGTCCCTTGTGCCTACCAACATTGTCGGCAAAGGTGCCAGACACGTCACGAAGAGCGGGCGCAGCTTGCCTGAGTGGTACAACCTGCCTCCAAGCCCGGATCGGTGGAAGTTGCGCAGCGCCACGTTTCCTAGGATCGCGGCGGCGATGGCGGATCAGTGGGGGCGCGTACTGTGACGCTGCGGCCCTATCAGATAGCCGCCGCTGACTTCCTCTACGCCAACGACCGCGCGCTTATGCTCGCGCCGGTCGGGGCGGGGAAGACAGCGACGGCGCTGGACGCCATACGGTCCATCGTGCCCGACGACCCGCCGCGCCGGGTGCTGGTGCTCGCGCCCCTGCGGGTGGCGGTCCACGTCTGGCCGCGCGAGGCCGAGCGGTGGGCGCCGGACCTGCACGTCGAGGTGGCCTGCGGCGCGTCGAGGGAGCGGCTGGAGGCGCTACGGTCGCGGGCTGACGTCGTGGTGACGAACTACGACAACATCGAGTGGCTGGTGAAGCAGCAGGAGTTGCGGTCGTTCAGCGTTATCGTCTTCGACGAACTCACGCGGCTGAAGAACCCCAGCGGCAAGCGGTTCAAGGCGCTGGAGAAGGCCATCGGCCATATCGGTATCCGGTGGGGTTTGACCGGGTCGTTTACGTCGAACGGACTGGAGGATGTCTTTGGGCAGTGCAAGATCATCAGCAACGCGCTGCTGGGCCGGTCCAAGGGCGCCTTCCTCCAGCAATACTTCTACTGCCTCAACGCCGAGTTCCAGCAGTGGGCGCCACGCCCTGGTGCGCTGGAGTTGGTCATGGACCGCATCCGCCCAGCGACCTATCTGCTGGAGGCCGGGACGTACACCGACACCCTGCCGCCGCTGCACACGGTCGAGGTGCGCTGCGACGCCGACCTGACCGAGTATGAGCAGATGCGCAAGCAGTTCGTGCTGGAGCTGGGCGACACGACCATTAGCGCCGTGACCGCTGCGGCTGCGGGGCAGAAGCTCCAGCAACTAGCCGCCGGGTTCTTGTACGACGAAACGCGGCAGGCGCACTGGCGCCACAGCGTCAAGTTTGAACGCCTGGCGGAACTGCTGGAGGAGAACCAGCGAGCGCCGACGATTGTGTTCTACCAGTATCAGGCAGAGTTCGACCGTCTGCGCGACCTGTACCCGCAAGCCGGTACCGTGGACGACCTCGACTTGTGGAACCGTGGCGATCTTGAGCTACTGCTCCTGCACCCGGCCAGCGCGGGCCACGGGCTGAACCTCCAGCACGGCGGGGCGCACATGGTCTTCCTGTCGCTGCCGTGGTCGCTGGAGTTGTACGAGCAGGCTATCGGTCGGCTGCACCGCAGCGGTCAGCAGCACCCGGTTTGGGTTTACGTCATGCTCATGGACGGCACCGTCGATGAGCGGATCTGGGACGCGCTTCGAGAGAAGCGCAACGTGAGTGAAGCAGCAGTGGAGGCGTTACGTGGAGGATAAAAAAGTGTGTTACAAGTGCCTGCGGTTTTTCTACGTCAGCAACCTGAAGCCTGTGCGCGACCGCCTCGGTCGGCGCAGGCACATCTGTGACGAATGCATGCGCCGCACTAGAGCGGCGGGCTACGAGAGGGGGTGAAATGAACGACATTCCAGCATTTCCCGTCACAGGCAGGTTTTACAGCACGGGCATGACCCTGCGCGACTACTTCGCGGGGGCGGCGATGCAAAGTTTTTTTGCTATCCAGATAACCCCCGTCACTCGTGACTGGACCAGAGAGCAAATGGCTACATGGGCATATGCGACGGCCGACGCCATGCTCAAGGCACGGGAGGCGAAATGACCCGAGACGACATTATCAAGATGGCGGGGGAGGCTGTAGACCCAGACATCATTGCACCCGCATGGGACAACGGGTTCTGGACGCTGGCGCAAGACGAACTCGAACGCTTCGCCCGCCTCATGGCTGCTGCCGAGCGCGAGGCGTGCGCGAAGGTGTGTGAGGAGTGGGCTGCATCTGGAGCCGAGTACTCACTGCTTGACGCTATCCGCGCCCGAGGTGCAAATGACTGACCGCATCCCCACGGCGCCCGTGGCCGCGTGGCTCGACCCGAGCGAACACCCGCCGCCCGAAGGCACGAAAATGTTGTTGCTGACCGAGGGAGGCATCGCCATCCTCGGCCACTGGGGCTACGGTTGCGTGGCGTGGTCGCCGCTGCCTCAGATTCCATTACACATCAAGAAGAAGCTCATTAAGGAGAAGCTATGAGAACCTGGCGCAACATCAACGCAACGCTCAGCAAGTGCAGCGAGGAAGAGGTCTACGAGATGATTCAAGAGGAGCGCCAAACCGGCAAGCGCATCTCCGTCTTGCTGCGCCTGCATCAGCGGTACTGCGTCCTGCGCACCGCGCGGGAGCGCATCGAACTGTTGGGAGAAGCCCATGCGTCGTAAGCTGCTGCGCCGTGCCGTGCGGCTATGGAACACGGGCAACTGGGAGCAGGACCGCTACAACCGTCGGGCGTGGCTGCGGGCGGTAGCGTACCTGGGCGACAAGTGGCTACTGGCGAGGCCGATCAATGGGCGATAAGGTCAACCACCCCGAGCACTACACCTCGCACCCTAGCGGGGTGGAGTGCATCCAGATCACGGAGCACATGAACTTCTGCCTGGGCAACGCCGTGAAGTACCTCTGGCGCGCGGATCTGAAAACGGACGCGATTGAAGACCTGCGCAAGGCGCGCTGGTACATCACCCGGGAAATTCAACGACGTTTGCGGGCGGCGGAGCATCCTCTCGCGCCCACCGGATTGCGTCCTGCCGCACTGTCTGAACCCGTCGGCCCCAGCCCCGCCCGAAGTGAACCCACGTCTGAAGGGCCATCAGGAAGTCCAGACGCTCCGAGCTATATTTCTCGATCAGTTCCACCCTGGGAGCTAGTCTTGCCGCGTTCAGGGTCATAGGCCCGACAATCCCGTCCTCGGACAGGTTCAGGCACTTCTGCAACCACCGCACCGCCCGCCCCGGGCCGCTGTTGACCGCCGCATCGAACACGCACAGGTCGAGGCCCCGGGGCAACTCTTCGCCATGGACCTTGGTCCAGTAGCGCGCCTCGTACAGCGGCGCCACGTCGCCGCGCGTCAGCGCCCGCATAGCGGCCTTGTTCACGCGCCGGCCGACCCATTCTTCCCACGTGCGCTGCGTGACGCCCAGATTCGTCACGCCGCCGGGGTCTTTGGGGTGGTCTACGAACCCGCCTTCGTGCGACAGCACCAGCCGCAGGCAGGCTTCAAAGTTACCTCTTGCCATCGGGGATCAGCACGCCGATCAGCCCCGCCATGCCCAGCCCCGCCGCCACAATCGCCTCGGCCAGTTGCGGGGCCAGCGGCACACCGACAGCCGTGAGGAACAGCGTCAGCCCGCGCCACGTCGATGCTTCTTTGGCTCTCGCCAGCAGATAGGTTCTCATTTGTCCGCCTTATCGTCAAGTTTGTCCATCACCTTCGATAGCATGCTCTTTACTTCCTTGATGTCTTCCCGGAAGTCATCCCGGGTGACATACGTGTGCGGAATCGCCCGCACGTCCTGGTCCAGCCGCTCAATCGAGCGGTAAATGTTGTTCAGAATCCACCCGCCGAACGCCCCCGCGAGTCCAATGGCGATGTTGAAAAGGATCTGAAAGTCCATGGTTATTCTTCGTCCTGTGCGCTGCTAAGCCCAGTAAACGACGCCGCGCGCCGTGCTGTTGGCGTACGGAAGAACTGTTTGCGTTTAGCTAATTCCGCCTCAATTGCTGCGGCTGCTTTTTGTGGGTTGTGATACATGTATTCTGCCAAAACCGCCGCAGCCCTACGGTTTACAAACTGTTCCAACTTGCTAAACACACCTTTAGCTACGGTAATTTTTGCCACCAACGGATTAGGGATTTCTGATGACGAAGCACTGGCCCGCTGTAGATCTTCGGTGACAATTTTACCGGCGATTGGCGATGGCGACGCAGCGCCTTCGCCTGCCAGCCGAGTCACCGTCCTTATACGCTCTAGATCGTCAATGACAACCTGCAAGTCGGTCAGTTGTTTCGGCGAGTATGATTGAATGAGGTTGACCGCTTGGCGTTGAACGGGCCCGCCCGCTTGCGCTTGCCTTGAAACTTCTTGCGTCTGCTTCGCCCACTTGGCGGTGTCTAGCAACTCGTCGTAGCCCTTGCCTTTGCCAAGCGCCATTTTGACGGTCTCAGCGTTGTCTTCCAAAAACTTCACCGCACCCGCGCCGTCGCCGTTACGCACAAAATCCATCGCACGGCGGCGCGTCTCAGCCGCGAGTGCTTCGCGCCCGTCAGCCGACAGCATTCC